TTGACCGAAACCATTTTTAACGGATCGGCGGACGAAAAAGCAATGATTAACTACTACAACAGAACGATCGAGCCAATCCTATCATCTGTGACGGATGGAATGAAACGACGATTTCTTACCAAAACAGGTAGAAGTCAAGGCCAGTCTGTTGTATATTTCAAGAATCCATTTGGTTTGATTCCGACAAGTGAATTTGCAACTGCTGCGGATACTCTAAGTCGGAATGCTATCTTGACGCCTAATGAACTGCGTGCCGTAATGGGTTATAAGCCTAGTGGCGATGGCGAGTCAGATGTTTTGAGAAACAAGAATTTGAATCCTTCTGGTGCTGTACCAAGCCCGGCATTATTGCCATCTGGTTTAGGCGCACCTAATACTACTAAAGGAGATACAACAAATGGCAGTAAAACAGGCGAACTACGATTTTAGTGGTTGGGCCACAAAACACAATATTAAGTGCAGCGACGGACGTACTATTCGTCAAGATGCATTTAAGGATTGTGATGGGATGACTGTCCCATTAGTTTGGCAACACTTGCATGGCGAGCCAGAGAATATTCTTGGTCATGCATATCTGGAAAATCGTCCAGAAGGCGTATACGCCTACGGTAAGTTTAATGAAACTAGCGCTGGCAAAAATGGCAAGTTACTTGTCCAGCATGGTGATATTACTTTCCTGAGCATTTATGCTAATCAATTGCAGCAGGAGTCGGCCAATGTTATGCATGGCACGATCCGTGAGGTTTCTCTCGTCGTTGCCGGGGCCAATCCTGGGGCACGAATTGATAATATGTCTTTTACCCATTCTGATGGATCAGAATTTGAATCTGATACTCAGGTCGAAATTACCTCTGGTGAGAGTATTCTTTTACCCACGCCAGAAGAACCTAAGAAAATTGAGGAAGAACCCGTGGCTACTATTAAACATGCTGATCCCGCGCCCGCTGCTGACGCAGAAGAAACTGTTGGTGACGTATTTGACACCCTGACCGATAAGCAGAAGCAGGTTGTTTATGCTTTGATCGCTGAAGTTGCCGATGCCGCCGCTGCCGATAATGGCGCTGTTGCCCAATCCGATGATGACGAAAATGGAGAATCAATGAAACACAACGTATTTGACAAAGAAGATGGCACCCCTGCCCGCAACACCCTGACCCATGCCCAGTTCGACGCTATTATGTCGGATGCCAAGCGCGGTGGTTCGTTGAAGGAATCGATCTTAGCCCATGCTGGCGAAGATACCTATGGTATCACCGACATTGACTTCATGTTCCCGGATGCCCAGACCGTTTCTAATAGTCCCGCGATGATCGGTCGCCGGATGGAATGGGTCACCAACGTGATCAACTCGACCAACCATGTGCCCTTCGCCAATGTTAAGAGCCTGGCCGCCGATATCACCGCCGAGACCGCTCGCGCCCGTGGCTATGTCAAGGGAACGATGAAGAAGAACGAACTCATCGCCCTCCTGAAACGTGTCACTACCCCGAAGACGATCTACAAGAAACAGAAACTCGATCGTGACGACGTTCTGGACATCACCGACTTCGACGTGGTGGCCTGGATGAAAATGGAGATGCGTCTCATGCTGGACGAAGAAGTGGCTCGTGCCATTCTCGTCGGCGATGGTCGCGATCCTTCAAGCGAAGACAAGATTGATGAGGCCCATCTGCGACCCATTTGGACCGATGACGAAGTCTACGCGCATCACATTCGTCTGGATGAAGATGCCGAAGTTGACGAAGTTATCGACGCCGTTGTTAAGGGTCGTGAGAACTATATGGGTTCTGGTAGCCCGACGCTGTATGCTGCTCCTGGTTTTGTCAGCGACATGCTCTTGACCAAGGATACTCTCGGTCGTCGCCTGTATGTCACTCAGCAGGAACTCGAAGCTGTCTTGCGTGTTAGCAAGATCGTGGAAGTTCCGATCATGGCTGGCCTGACTCGCGAATCTGCCGATACCCCGGCTGTCAATCTGGAACTGCTCGGCATCGTGGTTAATCTGAAAGATTATACCATTGGTGCTAACAAGGGCGGCGAAGTCTCAATGTTCGATAATTTCGACATTGACTTCAACCAACTGCGCTACCTGATCGAGACTCGTATCTCTGGCGCTTTGACCCTGCCCAAGTCGGCTCTGGTCATCGAGAAGGTTGGAGCTGCTGGATAATCTCTACCACCAATCAAAATGGTAGGAGTTTACCATGGCAAAGTTTCACGGTAAAGTAGGTTACGTCAGAACCGAGGAAACTGCGTCTGGCGTTTTCGAAGAAGTCATCACCGAATACGACTATTACGGTGACATCATACGAGATACGCAACGGTGGGACGCTAGTAACGGAAATCTCAATGACAATATTAACATCACTAATCAATTTAGTCTTGTTGGTGATTGGTCTAATTACGAGAATTTTCCGGCTATGCGTTATCTAACTTATATGGGTGCCAAATGGAAAATCACTAGTGTTGAAGTTCGCAGACCTCGTCTGATAGTCAACATCGGAGGTATTTACAATGCGCCCTAGATCTGAATTGCATGACCTTCTCAAATCCTTAGTTGGGTCTGGGAAGGTCTATTTTCAGCCACCATCTGGTATGAGTATGGAATATCCCTGTATAACTTATGAACGTAATTCCGCTGATACCAAGTTTGCCGATAACCTTCCGTATCGTTACGAGAAGCAGTACTCAATTACTGTGATCGATAAAAATCCGGATAGTCTTATCCCAGACAGGGTAGCAAAACTGCCACAATGTACTTTTGATCGGCAGTTTAAGTCGGATAACATGAATCATGATGTTTTCAGGTTGTATTTTTAAGGGAGAATAATAATGGCTCAAAAAATTCTATGGGATGAAACTACCAAGAGAACTTATGAGACTGGTGTTGACCACGCGGTCTTCTATCCAATCGATACCACTCTTGGTACTTACCCCAAAGGTTATGCTTGGAATGGCATTACCGCCGTCACCGAGAGTCCTTCTGGTGCCGAGGCATCTCCGCAATATGCGGATAATATCAAATACCTGAATATGACCTCTTTGGAGGAATTCGGGGCTACTGTTGAAGCTTTCACGTATCCGGATGAATTTGCGGAATGCGATGGGTCAGCTTCTCCCGTGGATGGTCTGTCCTTTGGTCAGCAAGATCGCAAGACCTTTGGTCTGGCCTATCGTACTGTCTTGGGCAATGATGTCGAAGGCAATTCGTATGGTTATAAACTGCATCTGATTTACGGCTGTAAAGCCGCCCCATCAGAAAAGGGTTATACCACGATTAACGATAGCCCGGAAGCGATCGCTTTCTCTTGGGAACTGACCACCACCCCGGTGGCTGTTGCTGGTTACAAGGCCGTCTCATCGTTGGTGATCGATTCTACCAAAGCTGATCCAACTGCCTTGGCTGAATTGGAAGCTATTCTATATGGTGTAGCGGCTGTCGTATCGCCGTCATCGCCTGCCATAGAAGGTCGTCTGCCTTTACCTGCCGAAATCATTACTCTGTTGACTGCTTAGGCGTAGAGTAATACATAAGGGGCTCTGCATTTTAGATTATTATTTTAATTTATTTGTGCAGAGTCCCTAAATCTTAAGGGGTCTTACGATGGATGGTCGAACCACGATTATAGATAAGGCTAAGAAGTTAGTCGTCAATTACTTTAATTCTCAATCAGAAAAGACAGATAATTTTGAGTTAACTCTAGATCAAGTTTATATTGTCTGGTTTAGTAAGACTCTACAAAATTGGAAAGCTTTACTCAGCACTGAGGTTGTCGATGGGATGTATTATGAGGTCACTTATAATGGCGATAAACGCGAAGCATACATCGATGCTTACAAAAAATGGAACAATGTGACAGTTCCAGACAAAGAATAACACACTACCACATCTTGATTAGGAGATTTGTACCATGTTGAAGAAAGAAATTAAATACGTAGATTATAATGATAACGAACGCACTGAGACCTTTTGGTTTAACCTCAGCAAAGCAGAAGTTATCGAAATGGAATTGTCAACTACAGGTGGTTTAACCCAACTGATTGAAAAGATTGTCTCCACCCAAGATAATAAGCAATTGATCACCTTTTTTAAAGATCTTATCTTACGATCTTACGGTGAGAAGTCGGCAGATGGCAAGCATTTTGTCAAGAACGATGCAGTTCGTGATGCTTTTTCCCAGACAGAAGCTTTTAGTCAATTGTTTACCGAATTAGCCACGAATGCCACGGCGGCTAAAGATTTCGTCAATGCTATTGTTCCGCAAACGCCACTCGTTAAAGCAGAATAATTTTAAGTGTTGTGCTGTTTTGATTTGGAGGACTAGAGATGTTACAAATAACAACAAAACCAGTCGAATTGTTTGATGACGAAACAAACACGTTCATCATTCCAACGACAAAACCCCAGACTTTACAACTCGAACATTCTCTAGTCTCCCTATCAAAATGGGAGTCCAAATGGGTCAAACCATTCCTAACGAATAGCAATAAAACAGACGAAGAAACTATTGACTATATTCGCTGCATGACAATTACTCAAAACGTTGATCCAGAAATATACAAAGATGTTACTAAAGAGAATATTGATGCAGTAAGTTTGTACATTAATCTGCCAATGACAGCCACAACTTTTGCTAAGGACGAGAAAAGAGTAATCAATCGCGAAATCATTACAGCTGAAATTATTTATTATTGGATGATTGCTTTACAAATTCCGTTTGAATGCCAAAAGTGGCATCTAAATCGCTTATTAACGCTTATCAATGTCTGCAATATTAAGAATCAACCGGCAAAGAAGATGAGTAAGAAAGAGTTATTAAGTCGCAATAGATCTCTCAACGAGAGTCGTAAGGCGGCATTGAATACAACTGGTTAATCTATTTTTCTAGCTATACCTCTTGATGTTACTTTACAAAGGAAAAGTCATGATTATATTTAAGCATAAAGGCGACTTCAAGAATACTGAGAAATTATTTTCTTTATCCCTCAGAAATAAAGTTAGAGGCATTCTGGAGACATATGGCCAAAAAGGTGTATCTGCTCTTGCCTCGGCGACGCCTAAGGATAGTGGACTAACGGCCAACTCATGGGACTACTATATTAGTGTTACAACCAAAGGTTATATCATAAATTGGACAAATTCTAACACTAGTGACGATGTGCCTGTGGCAATTCTTATTCAATACGGTCATTCGGCTAATGGTGCTTTTGTGCAAGGGCGTGACTTTATTAATCCCGCGATAAGACCAATACTAGATAGTATTGGCAATGACATATGGAAGGAGGTCTCTAAAATATGAGTGGAACTATCGATAGACGCGTTGTTGAAATGGGTTTTGACAACCAGCAATTTGAAAGTGGTGTGCAGACTAGTGTCAAATCCCTTGATACTCTAAAAAAAGGCCTCAATCTAGAAGACTCAACTAAAAGTTTGCAAGGTCTTGCTAAAGCCGGTCAGGGATTTTCTCTTCAAGGAATATCTGATGGCGTATCCAGTATATCCGATCGTTTTTCAACGATGGGTATTATTGGCATGGCGGTATTGGGTAATTTGACGACTGCGGCCATGGATCTGGGTCAAAAAGCAATTAGTGCAGCCCTTGGTCTTGACCAAATTAAAACTGGTTTTGGCTCATACGAAGTAAAGATTGGTGCCGTCAAGACCGTTATGGCAGGTACTGGCGAATCGATATCTGAAGTTACTAGAAGTCTTGATGAATTAAATAACTACTCAGATAGAACCATCTACTCGTTCCAAGATATGACCGAGAACATTAGTAAATTTACTAATGCCGGTTTGAGTTCTAAAGACGCAGCAACTGCCATCCAGGGTATTAGTAATGTGGCCGCCATATCTGGTGCCAATACTCAAGAAGCAGCCAGAGCTATGTATAACTTTGGTCAGGCTATCCAGCAGGGTTCTGTCAGATTAATGGACTGGAAATCAATTGAGAATGCGAATATGGCAACAATTGGTTTCAAGACTCAGTTACTTGAGACTGGCGTTGCAATGAAGACATTAACCAAAACAGCGGATGGAGAATACAAGACGGTTATTGGTGGTGAAGTACTAAGTGCAACTAAGAACTTTAATGGATCTCTTGAGAAGCAATGGTTGACTACTGCGGTTCTAACCTCAACTCTTGCGGATTACGCTAGCCAAGAGACTGAGATAGGTAAGAA